ACCAGCACCGGATCATCGTGCCGACCACGGCCGGGGTCTATAAGGTGATGTCGAGCGAAGCGCCGAGCGCGCACGGCTTGAACACGAGCGCGGCGATCTTCGACGAAGTGCACGCGATGGAGAATCGGCGCGAGTTGTGGGAGGCGATCGAGACGAGCGTCGGCGCGCGTCGCCAGCCGATGCTCGTGACCATCACCACGGCCGGGACGCTGCGCGAGAGTCTGGAGTACGAGATGTACGACTACTCGCGGAAGGTCTGCGAGCGCGTGATCGACAACCCGTACTTCTTGCCCGTGATCTACTCGGCCGACGATGGCGATGACTGGACGAGCCCGGAGACTTGGCGCAAGTGCGCACCGAGCCTCGGCCACACGGTGCACGAGGGCTACTACGCGGAGCGGTGCCGCGAGGCGCAAGACCAGCCCTCGATGGAGACCCCGTTCCGGACGTACTACCTCTGCCAACACGTCAGCGCGTCTAACCGATGGCTGCGGATGGCCGACTGGGACGCTTGCAAGCAGGACTTCGACCTTGCGCGCATGGCCGGCTTGCCGTGCTATCTCGGGATCGACTTGGGCGAGACGAGCGACCTGACGGCGCTCACGGCCGTCTGGGTGGATCGGGATGAGTGCTGGGTGCGCTCGTGGGCCTACGCGCCCGAGGAGGGGGCGCAGCGCCGGCAGAAGCGCGATAAGGTGCCATATCTGGACTGGTCGCGGCAGGGGCATCTCGTGCTCACGCCGGGAGATGCGACCGATTACGAGTTCGTCCGCAAGGAGGTGCTCCGGCTCGTCGGCGAGAACAAGGTGCAAGCGATCGGATACGACCCCTACAACGCGAGCGGGCTCGCGCAGCAGTTGGAGAACGACGGGCTGAAACTCAAGCGCGTGCCCCAGTCGTTCTACTACATGGCCGAGCCCACGAAGCGATGGGAGGCGATGGTCACGAATCGCCGGCTGCGGCACGACGGGAATCCGATCCTGACCTGGGCGATGTCGAACTGCGTGGTGGAACTCGACGCGAACTCCAACCCGAGGCCGAGCAAGCGCCGGAGCACGGAGAAGATCGACCCCGTGGTGGCCGGAATCGTGGCCCTAGCGGTGGCGCTCGACGCGGCCCCGGCGGTACAACAGTCGAGCGCATATGCCGACCGAGGGATCCTATGGCTCTGACTGACTGGTTTCGCCGACAGCCGCAGCCCGCCGCCGCTCCCGTGATGGAGGAGCGCGCGGTCGTTGACCGCACGCCGATCGGGCAGCCTCCGGGCGGCGCGCAGGCGTACATCTCGTCCTATGCCGACACGGGCCGCTCGATCACGCCGGAGGCCGCGAGGGAGGCTCCGACGGTCTATGCGTGCACCCGGCTGATCTCGCAGTCGGTGGCGCGCATGGAGTGGCGCGTCATGCGCCGCGAGGGCGGGATCCCCGTGCCGGCGCGCGAGCACCCGCTCTATCGGCTGCTGAACGTCGAGCCCAACGACTACATGGGCGCGCTCGTGTGGCGCGAGTCGATGCTGCTCGACTGCCTGCTCTACGGGAACTCCTATAGCGTCATCGAGCGCGACGCGACCGGCCAGGTGGTCGGCCTGCACAAGTTGCGCGCCGACAGCGTCGAGGTATCGCGTGGTGCGGACGGGATGCCCGTCTACACCTACAACTCGGCGCGCTGGGATCGGCGCACGAGCGGCGAGGTGTACCAAGGTTTTGATATCTTTCACCTTCGTGCACCGAGCCTCGACGGTCTCCTCGGCGAGACACCGATCTATCTGGTGCGGAACATCATCGGCGTGGAACTGGAGGCCGAGAAGTTCGTGGCTTCGTTCTTCCGCAACGGTGCGCGCCCGGCCGGGATCATCAAGGTCGCGGGCACGATCACCGAGGAGGCGCTGAAGCGTCTTCGGCAGTCGTGGCAAGCGATCACGGGCGGGGCGGAGAACGCCGGCCGCGTGGCGATCCTTGAGAGCGGCTACCAATGGGAGAGCGTGAGCGTGAATCCGGAGGAGGCGAAACTCGTCGAGTTGCGCTCCTTCTGCCGATCCCAGATCGCGGCCGCGTTCAACGTCCCGGTGCACATGGTCGGGGACGCGACGAAGACCTCATACGCGAGCGCCGAGCAGGCCGATGCCGAGTTCGTGAAGCATTGCCTCTCGAACTGGGCGAGCCGCTTCGAGGAGGAGTGCGCTCGCAAGTTGGTGCGCTCCGGCGAGCCGATCGAGACGCATATCTCCTTCGACGCGCTGCTGCGTGGCGATCTCTCGTCGCGTTTCGCGGCGTACTCGACGGCGCTCAATAATGGCTTCCTGACGATCAACGAAGTACGCGAGCGCGAGAACTACGCGCCGATCGACGGCGGCGATGTGGCGCGCGCGCCCGTGAACCTGGCCGTAGTCGATCCGAACGTCGGCAAGTCTGGTGACGTATCGCCGATCACCGAACCGACTGGTGAGCCGGCACCGCTCGCTCTGGTGACGGATTCCGAAGAACCGACCGACGCGACCGACGCTGTCGCTGCCGGCGAGCCCGTTGCCGATACCGCGCTGAACGGTGCGCAGGTGGCCTCGCTCGTCGATCTCGCTGCCAAGGTGCAGACCGGAGAACTCCCGAAGGACACCGCGATTGCTATCGCGAAGGCGGCCTTCCCGGCGATCTCCTCTGCGATCATCGACGAGATGTTCGCTCCGATCACCGCGTCCGCTCCGGCCGTGCCGGCCAGCGCGCCATCGGCTCGCGACTCGAAGGGCCGCTTCGCGCGCAAGGCCGAGCGGTACGCCGATCTGGACGAGGCGACCCAGAAGTGCGTCTCGGACAAGATCCCCAAACTGCTCGGCGAGGGCTACCCGCAGGAGCAGGCCGTCGCGATCGCTATCTCGATGTGCAAGGAGGGCACGGGTGGCTGACTCCTACGAGCCCACGGAGGCGATGCGCGAGGAGGCCGACCGTGGCCTCGCGTGGCGGCGCGAGCACGGGCGAGGAGGCACGGAGGTAGGGGTGGCTCGTGCGCGTGACATCGCGAACGGGCGCGCGCTCTCCGAGGACACGGTGCGCCGCATGGCTTCCTACTTCGCTCGGCACGAGGTGGACAAGCAGGGGCAGGGGTGGGGGCCGGGCGAGCCCGGATTCCCGTCTGCCGGCCGAATCGCGTGGGCGCTCTGGGGTGGAGATCCCGGTCGCTCGTTCGCCGAGAGCATTCTGGAGCGCCTCGATAGGGCGCAGGAGGTCACGATGGAGCGTCGATATGGCGAGCGTCTGGAAGCACGGGCCGAGGTCGAGGCGGGTCGCGAGGTGCTGCGCGGCTACGCGAGCGTGACCGAGAGCGCGTACCCCATCGGATACGGGCAGGAGATCATCGCGCGGGGTGCGTTCGAGCGCACCCTGCGGGAGAAGCCCGACGTGGTCGCGCTCTGGAACCACGACGCGAGCCTCCCGATCGGCCGCACGACGGCCGGCAGCCTCCGGCTGATCGAGGACGAGCGAGGGCTGCTCGTGGAACTGGAGCCGATCGACACCCAGGCGGGGCGCGACGCGCGCATCGCGGTGCGCTCGGGCGTGGTCTCGGCGATGTCCTTCGGCTTCATCGTCAAGGGCGACCGCTTCGAGGAGCGCGACGGCAAGGTGCACCGGATCATCGAGGACGTGGAACTGCACGAGGTGTCGGCGGTGACCTTCCCGGCGAACCCGGCAACGGATCTCGTGGTCGATCGTCGGTCGTTCGACATCTGGAGCGGAGAGCACCAAGCGCCCCGGATCGTCCGCCGGCGGTTCTGGCTTGGCCCCAAGCGTTGACCCCAACACACCGAAACGGAGAGGATGCAAGGCATGGATCAGAGGCAGGCACAGCGGCAAGCGTTCTATCGCTACCTCATGCGAGGCCCGGCGGGCATCTCGTCGGACGATGCACAACTCCTCCACGAGAAGCGTGGCGTGACTGGCTCAAGCGGTCTCGCGCCCGAGACGTGGAGCGAGATCATCGGTGATGGCTTCGACACGAACTACATCATCAAGCGATGCAAGAAGGTGACGGTCGCGAACAACACGCTCTCGGTGACTCGCTACACCGAATCGGATGAAACCGAGAACCGCATCACCTACAAGGAAGAGGGAACGCGCGCCGATCTCGCGAGCGCCACGTTCTCGCTTCCTCGATTCACCAAGACTGGAACAATACCGAGCGGCTACTCCGCCGCCTATGACAGTCTTCCGATCACGCTTCACGAGGTCGGCGTGAATGTCACGGTTTCAAAGGAACTCATCGAGGAATCCTCGAACAGCATGAGCGTCGAGGCGATGCTCGTGGATCTGCTCGGCAAGAAGTTGGTCAGCGAGATCGAGCGACAGATCATCATCGGCCGTCCTGTCAACGCAACGGCCGCTAATCGTCGCGAGTGCCAGGGGATCACGAACTACGCCATCGCAGATGCACAGGTCATCACCGATACCGGATCATCGGCGCACCAACACATCGACTACACGACGATGGCTCGCGCTGTCGCCGCTCTCCGATCTTCGAGTTTGGCTGGATCGGTTTGGGTATTCGGCGCGAGTGGTGTGGAGGACTTCATCACACAGAGTGCGAATCTCGGACTCCTTCAGGAGCCGGATCCGAGCGCCCCTGAGTCGGTCTTCCGAATCCTCGGCCGGCACGTCATCAGAACGCCGCACTTCGATCACACCGATGCTGGTGAACTGCTCTGCTGCCTGGTCAACTTCGACTCTTATGTGCTCGCCATGCACCGCGATGGATTGCAGGTCGAGCGTCTGAACGAGGTGGCTGCGGCCACCGGACAGGTCGTGCTCCGGGCATCCGTCCGCGTGGGCGGGAACATCATCGACGATAAGTCGCTGATCCATGTCTTGAGCAACTAACACCGAACAGGCACAAGGAGGCCAAGATGAACGGTGACAACTACAAGGCGCTGCTCGAAAAGATGGGCGCGCTCTACGCGGAGATGCAGGAACTCGTGGCTGGCATGGAGGACGCGACCGAAGAGGCCGCTGCCGAGATGCAGAAGCAGTACGAGGAGAAGAGCAAGCAGTACGACGCGCTCATGGCTCGTCGTGACATGGTGGCCGACCTGAACGCTCGCGCCGCCAAGGGTGCGCACAGCGTGGTCGTGGTCGAGGAGCGCAAGGCTCCCATCGCAACCGTGCAGCAGCGCGGCGGCATGGTGACCGACGGCAAGTACGCCGATGCGTTCGCGGACTACCTGAAGCGCGGCTACTCGCCGACCTTCGACACCCGCGCGCTCTCGGCCGGCTCGGCTGCCGACGGCGGCTACCTGCCCAGCGAGGGCTTCTACGCGCAGTTGCAGAAGTCGATCCAGCAGGAGACCACGATCCTGAACCTCTGCCGCCGCATTCCGGTCGGCACGTTCACGACGAATCTCACGCTGGAAGTTGACTTCACCTCGACCGACTTCGACTCGGGCGCGACTGAAGGCTGGGCCGGCGAAGGTGGCGCAGTTGGCGAATACTCGCCGACCTATGCCAACGTGACCTTCACGGGCAACGCTCTGCGCCGCGTGGTCAAGGTCTCGAAGGAACTCGTCGCCGACGCTCCGTCGCGCGGCGGGGACTTCTCGATCGAGTCGATCGTCGCCAACCGCCTCGGCCAACTCTTCGCGCACTCGATCGAGCACGCGCTCTGGCAGGGCAACGGCACGAACAAGCCGCAGGGCATCACCTCGGCTAGCCTGACCGCAGGCGACACGCTCGGCAGCGCCGGCACGCTGACCGCCGATGAGTTGATCGATTTCGTGTACGCG